TCAGGGACAAGGGATTCGTAAAGACTATCGTAAAGGCGACGCAATAAAACAGCAGGATCATTGTCCAAGTTATTGACACACCATTTACGTACTTCCGAATAGTTCTTCGCTTTGAGGTTCTTCGTGAGGTCATTAATCTTTACATCACTAAAATGTGCCAGTATACCACTATCTATCTTACCTCCCACCGAGTATCTTTGACACTCATTGAGAACCCTACGCCAATCGGGAAAGTGTTTGTTGATAAGTTCGGCAAGGACTTTTTTATCAGCCTCAACCCGTTCTTGCTCCAATATGTCGTTAATTCGTTTGAAAAACTGGGCAGCGATTCCTTGTTTTTGTTTTCCATTTACAGAAAAATCAATAACAGCACAACGACTATGTAGTGGGTCTATTATTTTGTTTTTGTAGTTACATGTAAAGATGAATCTACAGTTTCCTGAGAACTCCTCAATACTCGCTCTAAGAAGGAGTTGTACGTCGGGAGTGGTATTGTCTGCTTCATCGATGATGATGACTTTATGTTTCGCTTGGGACGAAAGCGAGACGGTACTTGCGAAGTTTTTAGCGTTATTACGGACGGTATCGAGGAACCGTCCTTCATCGGATCCGTTAATGACATAACTATCTACTCCTAATTCATTACATAGTGCTTTTGCTACTGTTGTCTTTCCACATCCAGCAGGACCAGAAAGAAGTAAGTTTGGCACTTCACCCTTATTTAGAAAGTCTTTAAAGGTTTTCTTTATATTCTCTGGGAGAATACAATCCTCAATTGTTTTGGGTCGATATTTTTCAACCCAGATAAAATCACTCATTAGTCATAACCAATTTGGTTTTCTGGATGGGTCACGTAGATAATTAGATGCAACCCAAGGTTTGCTGCTAATGTAATTTTTGTAAGCAGTAAAAGTGTCAATGCTTGTGTTATGTTTAAACTCATTGGGCATTGCACGAGTAAAGGACTCCACCATACAATAGCATGTAATTACTTCTCCTGCAAATTTATGGAATGTTTTCTTTGCTTCAAACAATGCATCAGCACATCCATGTATCTTACCATAGCGATGTGTATACTCACCAGATAATGCACAACCATGCTGAATCAACCATGCAGTATTGAATATACTAGCAGCAGCCCATTGAGTACATGGATGATTACGAAAAGCACCTTTCTCGGTCTTGAAAGGGGTTCCGTCTTTCTTCTTAACTAAATCATCACCCCAGTCATAATACCAGTGTGAGAAGACAATAGAAAGCATTTGACATGTTTCCAATGGCATTTTAACCACATGTTTGTCGGGCAATTCTTTTGCTGATACATGTGGATCTGGGTTAGTTACAAAGATATTCATAGATCATTCCAGTGACGGATTACCCCCGCAACGATAAAACAATTAGTAACGAGATAAGTAAGAAAGATGAGAGATCGAACAAGGAGTACAATATTATCATACCGCTTCGTCGATTCATCAGAGAACGAACCCAGTGCATACTTCCATACCCTCCACCATCTTATCATTCAGTTTTAGTAACTTTTTTAGCAACCTTCTTAACAGCATCAGATGGTAGCAATGCTGCAATAGCCAATCCTACAAGAACTGCTGTAAGAATTTTGGTAGCAAGTAATTGTAATATTAAAATAAGTAAAGCACTTACTCCAAAAGTTTGCCACTTATCTTTAATATAAGAAACAACCTTTTGAACAGTGATTGATGATTTTGTGTTAGCCATAATAATTAACCAAATGTAGAATCAGGTTCTAATGCTATGTAATATACAAGGTCTTGATTCTTACTAGTAAATCTTGATAGATTTTTTTGAGAACAAACAACCTCATAATTACCAGGCAAAATCTTAATATTCTCAACTTTAAAGTTAAAGGAGAATACTGATTCAGTCTCACCAACTACCACAGAATAATCATTTGATGTTTCATTCTTCTTATCACGAACAAGAACCTTGACAACACCATCTCCACCTTCTACAGATAAATCAGGGAGTTGATAGATTGCTGCTGCTTTAAGTAACTTATCTAACTGATCTGTACTTAAATCAAAAGTAACACTCTCATCAGGAAGAGTAAGAGACTTATCTGGAGGTGTAATAATAACACTAGGGTCTGCAAAGAAATACTTAGATCTAGATCTACCCTCTCTAATTACTACATAATTATCAGCCTCAAAATCCAATTCTGGATCATTATGAAGACTTAATCCATTTAAATATTGATTAAGATCATAGATACCAAAATCTTTAGGGAATTCTTCAGCAATAGTTGCTTCTGCTAGAATATTCTTCATAACAGAAATAGTACGAAGTCTAGTTCCTTTCTTAAAAAGAATCGACTGATTAATGGTCGAAAAGTTTTTAAGAAGTGAAAGAGTTGATTCAGAAAGTTTCATAACCACGGGTCGGAGTTTCATTTAATTGCCCACTAAAGTGATAAAGTAGGAGGGAATAGTGTAATGCTTTTAGTATATCACGTTTTGCTTGTCCCTTCTTGTCGTAACGACTTAGATACTTGATTGCATTAGATCTACAGAATGATTCTGCATCTCCTACTGACTCAATAAGATCAAGTGTTTGGACGTTATTGTTATCAGAAGTATAATGTCCACCATAAGTGGTAGAAATATAATCCTGAAGAGCCTTGATGGACTCATCTTCTTTGTATTTTCTAATTGTTGTCCTATCTTCTATTCCAGAGGCAGGAGTAGGATGTGATGTCTTAATATTAAGAGTATCTACTAATTCCCTTTTCAGAGGATCAGTTCCAAGTTCATACCTATAGACTGTCTTACCACCATCAGGTGACTCATAAATCCAAGGTGTTTTTCCAGTTACTGATTCTCCCATCAAATGATCAAATGCATCTGTAAAGGGATTTTCTCTGTCTGGATCATTACGATTGTAATCGTACCATGCATTAGAATGTTCATAGTCATCTAAATTGATGTCACTAGGAACATTCACAACTCCTTCATCTCCACCTTCTATTTTAATTTCAATTTTATCACTCATAACATTCTCCTTAATAGGATAAGTTTTGTCCATAGTGCCATTCATTTCCTCATATAATAAGCTCCATGCATTAATCATACATCTTGTCCTCCAACTTGTCAAGATCTACATCTGCATCTACCTTATCATATAACTCAAGGAATGCTTGCTTAGTCTCATCATCAAATCTGTTTACACAAACTTGGATTGCTTTCATCTTATCATTAAAGATACTGTAAGCACGAACAATATGAACCAATCGACGAGTACTAATGATCTCTTCGATACCACCATCATAGAAAGTTTTACGAATTATGTCACCCCAATCAACCAATCTCTTACAGAAATCAGTGTCAGTAACACCAAGAGTAGAAGCAACTCTTCCTAGAATCTTAGACTCTATTGCTGGTGAGGGATAGTCTTGCTCGAAGGTGACTGGGAATCTTTCAAGGAAGGCTTCGTTGAGCACATTAGTTCCAATGAATCTTCCGTCGTCTGACCCTTTGCACTTTGTATTTGCAGTTGCAAAGACATTGAATCCTGCTTTGGGTTTAATGAATCTTCCAATCTTTTTAAGAAAAACTCCATTTCCCTCAAGGACGCTCTGAAGGCAGAGAATTTTGTTAGAGGCAAGGTCGATCTCGTCAAGGAGCAAGATTGCACCTCGCTCAAGTGCTTCGATGACTGGGCCATTGTGCCATACGGTTTCACCATTAACAAGACGGAAACCGCCAATAAGATCATCTTCATCTGTTTCTATGGTAATGTTTACACGAATCAATTCTCTCTTTAATTGAGAACATGCTTGCTCTACAGAGAAGGTTTTACCATTTCCAGATAAACCAGTAATAAAAGTAGGATAAAACTGCTTTGATTGAATTATTCTTTTAAGATCATTGAATGGGCCAAACTTAACAAAAGTATCGTCTGTTTCTGGAACCAAATTTCTTTCTAAACTTGATTGAGCTGCAGGAGCACTAAAAGACTTCTCTATGTTTTCTACTGCTTTAGTAGTAACTTCAAGATTCCACTTTCCTTTTGCAACCTTAAATTTTTGAATTTTTTTAGTTACTGTTTGGTAACCGATGTCATTAGCAGCACAGAATCCACGAACATCAGCAGCAGTGAATTCATTTCCATATGTACTTCTCAATCCATCAATTGCTTGCTTTTCTGTCATTTTAAGTTCAAATGGTTTAACAGTCATAATAATAGGTGTCTTATTTATGAACCTATTATAACAATAAAAAAGGGGTCAGATGACCCCTAGTGGACACTTTATGAATTGTCTATATGTTCTTGCA